TTTCAAGAAGAAATGAAATATGAAAATGATGAGAACCAAAATGAGTCCGTTTTTAATGGCAGATGCAATCATTCTGCTTTTACTTTCTCAAGAGAAAATTTACGCTTTTTGTAATATTGATATCGTTTTTTATTTTGCTTCGCAAACAAAGAAAAATCATCTTGTATGTCGATAATAACAGGTATATTTTGTCTATCTTCCGGTCTCTTACGAAAAATACGTCCCACGCTTTGTTCAATGTCACTCTTGGGCGTGGCTAAGATAACGGTATCAAGATCGGCGACATCAAAGCCTTCGCTCGCAAAAGAGAACGTAGCTAATATAACGGACATACCTTCCGATTTTTTTAGATCTTCGTCTTTCATACCGCCTATGTAGAAGCCGTGCGAGATACCCCGACCATTGAGGAAACGTGCCATATCTTTGAGATGGGTTTTGCGGTCACTCAATACTAAAAATTTGCGCGTTTTATTCGATTCCATAAACACACGTTCCAAAACATCTATGATCTTAAGCGTTCGTGGTTCATATCCTGCAACATTGTTGATCATACGGGAGCAATTCACGTTTCCGTTGAATAAAACAACTTCTTGACAATAACGCGGATCTTCATCTTCGATGTCTACCAAAAGAACCTTGGCCGTTTGTGCTTGCGTGCTTTTCACTGCATCTGTCACAGGATCTCCCAAAAACCATTTAAAGACTTTTGTCATGCCGTCCTTGCGTTGCAGTGTTGCGGTGAGGCCGAGCGAATACTTGAACACGTGATGAAGCGCGTGCGAAAATACCTCTGTACCCGTTCTATGGACTTCGTCTACGACAATGAACCCGAATGACGCAAACAAATCGCTATCATAAGATTTCATGCTCAGACTTTGCAAACTTCCTATGACAATGTCTTTTCCATTGACATCGATCGTTTTCGCTTTAAAGAGTCCTACACGAGCACGCGGTAAAAATGTCTGTATCCTTTCTTTCCATTGTTGAATGAGAAATTCTTTGTGTACGACAATAAGGGTCTTCTTTTTTAAGCGACTGATGGCATTTAGACCCATCACGGTGTTATGAGTGACCGTACAATCAGACAACAAAAAACGTCTATTACTCCCTCGTTCCAGTGTAAAACCATAATACTCTCCTGGACCCATTTCGTGTACGTTTATATCGTAAACAAATTCGGATTCATCATGAAAATGTACATGTCGAACGATAGAAGTGTGTGTATTATAATCTACCAGGAAACCCGATGCACGTAAAGCATGCACGGTGGCAAAGGGTATAAGTTGCGGAAGATTGAGTTTAGGCTCATCGTACCTCGTTTTTGGCGAGTAATTGTAAAAGTGGGTTATGCCCTGGTAATGTGCGCGTTCGTCGGTATTCATGTATAGATAAGTTGTAAGCGGAACGTCCTGCTTTTCTCCCGTGCGTTTGTCTTTCAGCGTTAAGATATGTGCGCGGTTCACAACATACGGCGTAGCAAAAGGTGTGAGAGGTCTTATTTGATAAAGCTTATCGGTCCCTCTGCACACGCTCGTGACGGTCCGGGATTTACCGTCATCACCCATCAGACATTCTCCCACAACTACATCTTGGACTTTGCGGAGTGTATGATCAAACATCACGACCCAAGTGTCTCTGCCCAGGCATTTTCCGCCTCCACATCCTACGTTTATGATGCCTCCTCTTTTTGCGGGATCTTGACAAGCGCGAAGAAAAGCATTGACTTGTATATCTTGCTCGGGTCGCAATGCATGTACAAACTCCACATCGATGGCGTCTCCTTCCGGAATAGAATCCTTTTCGGGAACTCCGAACCGTGCGAAGCCGTAATTTTTCGGCATGTATAACTTGACTTTTGATTCGCGATACAAACTAAAGGATTTGTTATCTTGAGGTTTTGTGTTGACCGCCTTGTTCACAAACGGCTCGACGGTGAGCTCTTTTTTAATGTCACAAAGTTCTTCCTGGCTGAGATGAGAAAACGGTACGCCATAACCTCGTGTGGTCAGACTCTTCATGTCACGGTTCATGTGTGATGCAAGAATGATAAAAAAGATCTAAAGCGGTACTTGCTTGAATTAAGGAGCATTGTCTTATATCATTTTATTTTACGTATTGTTGGAAATAAGTGTCTATTTTGTCTGCCGTGCGCTCATCTTGATACACATGAACGAGAAGCTTTTTGGGTCTGTGTTTTTGCTCTACAAAAGCGATCGTTGGATAGGATGTAATGACTTGTTTCAAAAGCACAGACAAGTCGTTGTCGGGGTATTGTGTGACCAGTTCATACATCGCATCTCCCGTAACCTCAATAATAGGCACTTCTTTGTACTTTTGTGAAGCTCGGCGACGCACTTTTTTCCACTCGTCTTGCATTTTCACGCAAAACGAGCATTGAGCGGAGTGAACGAACAGGATGAACCCTTTTTTTCCCAAAACCTTTTTCTTCAAATCTTCTATTTGTTGATGTAACGCATTTTTTTTATCCAACTTGTACACGACCATTCTTCTTTTTTATTTGGACGACATTTTATTTTTATTTGCGGTCCTTTTTGATATTGAGACTAAATTCGAATTTGTGCCAGTCATCACGGCGCCTCTTACTTTTGTTCACAAAGTATTGGATCACGATCATGAGGTACACTGCAAGCAATATGCCGATGACAATCATAGAGGTGGCAAAAGTGATTGTGTTCTCGACAAAGAAGACGAGCAAGATGGAAACCATCATGAAGAAGATGAGACTCTTTTGAAAGAGTTGTTTGAGAGAATGGTAAAAGGAAATGTAGTAATTACTTTCCATGTATTGTTGACGCGATTTATGCAGTTCGTTGGTGAGGTTTTTGCGTATATGGTCGCTTCTTTGGTTTTCACCTCGTACATTTTGCATGACAAATACATTGGTGTTGTTCACATCATTGTACAAAATACTATTATAGGTTTCGCTCAGATAGTTTTGGACATTGTTCCCAAAGACATGCTCCATTTCTTTTTTGAAATGCACCTCATCACCCTTCATGTTTTTACCGATTTTGTCCACGATATCGCCAGGCGTGGTGTTATACTGATTGCTCGTCATGAGTGAAACTTCATCGTTGAATTCTTTGAGCGCATCTTCTGACTTTTTTTGAACATAATCACTCATCATAGATGTTTATTTTTATTATTATGCACATTATAATCTCCCGAGTTGTGCATCATGAAAAAAGAAAATACTATACGATTATCATGCATTATTACACACCGCGTATGACATTAAACACATAGTAGACAATCATGAGGATCAAACATCCGGTTTGCACCAAGATGAATGTGCGTTTTTGATTGAAATAAAAGAGCAATGTGACAAACGTGAGAACAATGTTGAGCAGAAGAATAGCGAGCCATAAAAACATGTAGCGTTTCGCACTTGTGCGCATGGGTTGTATGAGCACATTATTATAAGCGGCCTTTTCCACGTTTGTTCGCATCTGTTGAATGAGTTGGTTCTTTTCTTGTAATTCGTTTGCTGATTTACGAGTCTCTACAATATTTTCGTGAAGATTCACATTACTCTCATCAGATTGCTTCGATAGGGACTCTCGGGAAAAGATGTCATCATTGATCTTGGATAACAACGACAAGACGCGCGTATAATGTTTGGAGGTACCACGGACGTTTTTGGTGCGTTGAATAAAGATGGATGTGGCAAAGAAGATAAATGTATAAGACACCAGTACAGCCATACGGTGAAAGAGGTAGTTGTTGTGATTTCCGTCGGCTTGGCCGTCTTGTCGCGCGACATTGCTTATGATGTAATCATAGAGGAAGTAGGGATAAAAACAGAGCAGCATCATTTTCATGGCCGCGATGTACTGAGAGTTGGAGTTGGTTCGTGAGAAACGCGTCATCACAAAGTTGTACAAGTGACCATAATAGGTATCTGCGATATCATTTTCACCTGCACTGCAGTCCGTCGCAAACTTTGCGATGGATTTATCGGCTTTCTTGTCTACGTAAGAGAGTACCTCATCGACCATATTGTTGATGACGCTCTTACTCAGATTGAAATTTGCATTCTTTTCCACATAATGTTCAAAGATGGCCTTGCAATAGTTCTTCATGACGACCTTATACATATCATTGTCCGTGCCAAAGCTGAGCGGATTGACGTTCGAATCCAGCACCGAAATATCATTTTCTAGTCCGGTCAATATGGTATCCATTAGAGATTCATCGATGGTTTCTCTCAGTGCATCGAAACGCTGCCCCCAAGTAAAAAAATGGTTAACGTTATCATCGGGTATACATGCATCATATTGTTCCTTATTATTGAACCAGTTGGACACTTGCGAACGTTGACCGTAACTGAGCGATTGATTCGAGATGTCCAATCGGAGCAAATAATCCAACTTACTCACCCTGTTGAATTCCTCTGTGCTACTGACAAACGATGTGATTTCCAAAAAACGCTGACGATCCTTGGCATCCGGAATAGATTTTTCAAGGAGAAATGTGTTTTTGAAAAAGGCTTCCTTGGCTTTATCCGCGTCGGAAAACAATGACATGATTTATAATAACAGGCGATTTTTTTACAAAGACTTTTGATTTCTACTTGATCAAACTACTCATTCTATATGCAACACCTATAAAAGATATATGTTCCTGAGGTCGGCGAAGGTCTCGTAATACGCATGAGATTTCCGGGTTTCGCATTAAAATATCGTGCTACGGGATCGTTACGCAAAATCAAGGGGAAGAAATTTCTACTCTTGATGTTATAGTGTTGTAGAATTTGTTGTATTTCATCTTCTTGATCAAAACTGAGAAGTTCGTGTTTCGGCACGAGTTCATGTTTTGTCACATTCATTTGAAGTTCCTTAAAGGTGAATATTTGAAAATCCAAGTTGGCAAAGGCTTCCTTGAGCATTTTGACATTATTGACGGTCGGCTTTTCACGACACACGAAAAGAGCCAAGTATATCTCCTCATCCAGGTACTTTTTCAAATCGGTCGACTTCCACTTATTTTGTAGGATAAATACGATGCGAATCCTTTTTTGGTCTTGTGTCCATCCGTCAATGAACGTAATACCATTGTTGATACAAGCATCTTTGATGTCTGAGAGAATGTTTTCCTTCCTTAACTCTTGGGAAAAATCGTTGAAATGGCGATCATGCATCATTTCACTCAAGGTATTGATCGCATTTTTCATCTGATTGTTCATGTTTCTAATATACACACTATCAATAGAGTCATGTGTTTATATAGAAAAAAGAATACCATTTCAAATTTTTGAGATGTTTATCTATTCATTATTATCCGCTTGAGTGTATGCTGCCGTAGATTTCAAACGGAAATTCTGAAAACCTTGCACGTTGCTCTTCACCACAGAATCTGCCATATTCTTCTTGAGATATTCGCATAGCTCTTGTTTGGTAGGCATCTTGATCTGTAGACTGTTTTCTCTTGCCCATGTTTTGAGTTCTGCATAAGTTTCGTTCAGCGATAAAAATGCATCTTCTTTCTTTTCCACACAATGGAAGACAAAATCAGCCAAATGATCGTTCTGTCGCTTGTACTCTCGGGTGACACGCAATACATCTTCGGGTTCGCGAAGTCCTTCTACCTTGTAAATTTTGTAATATTCCAAAAGCAATGAGATAAAGTAGGGACGCCACCGTTGGATGTTTTGCGAGAAATCTACATCTATAGGGAATTCATTCTCTGCGGTGGGATTTTCCACGAATTTAGAAGTAAACTCGACCACACGAATACGACGCCATGTCCCACCATCATCCGATGGCACCACAGGTAGTTTGTTACACGCCAAAACCATCTTGAATTTGGGAT